CTCTTTCAGCTTAGAGGAAAGCGCGGATACCTTAGAAGATACAACTATGGGCGACACTGCTCGCACATACAAATCATCTTTGACAACATTCACTGGATCAGTTGATGTTTTCTGGGATGAAACCGATACAACGGGTCAAGGCGCTTTGACTATTGGCGCTTCTGTTACGCTTAATGTTTATCCAGAGGGCGATGCTTCTGGCGATACATACTACAGCGGTGCAGCCATCGTTACCGGCGTTACACGTTCATCATCATTTGATGGTCTTGTGGAAGCGTCAATAACTGTGCAAGGTAGTGGGGCATTAACAGCTACAACGGTGTAACCCATGTCTAACCCTATAGACGCCTTAGACGATTATTTATCGAATATCGAAACAAGGCATATAGAAGTAACTTTACGCGCAGGGGCCAAGCCTCTGCGTGTTTACTATACCCCTATGACTTCTGGAGAGATGTCATCTATCCAGCGGAAGCATTCGGACTTTCCATCTGCCAACATAGACGCCTTGATTGATCTGATTATCTTGAAGGCTCTAAAGGAGGATGGCGAAAAGGCTTATACGATTGAACATAAGCCTAAACTGAAGCGCATCCCCCATGAGGTGATTTATAAATTGAGCGCACCCATGATGTCTGCTGGCTCTGTTGAGGAAGCTGAGGGAAACTAAAGAAAGACCCATTCAGGTTTAATTTAATCGCGTTAGCAGATAGATTGGGCCGCACCATTAGTGAGATTGAGAAAATCACGCTAACGGAGTATAATGAATGGGTCGCATACTTTAAGATCGTGGACGAAAGGCGGGAAGAAGATGGCAAGCGCAGAACAGCTAAAGTTTGAACTTCTTGCGGTTGACCGCGCTAGTCGGCCTATTAAGCAAGTTCAGGGCCGCGTCAGAAACTTTGATCGTCAGATAAAGCAAAGCTCAATACAGATGAACAACTTTGGCGGGTCAGTTACTGGCGCGCAAAAGAGCTTGCGCAAATTTGCTTTAGGTGGCCTACAGCAAGCGGGTTATCAAGTGGGCGACTATGCTGTTCAGGTCGCCAACGGCACAAGTAAGATCCAAGCATTTGGCCAACAGGCTGGTCAATTCTTTCAGATATTTGGGCCATTCGGTGCGGTGCTTGGCGCGGCCATATCTGTATTCTCTGCATTCAAGATGGCGGCAGACAGAGCCGCCGGTGCGACGAATAATGTGGAAACTGCGGTAACTCAGTTATCTGCGGCTTATGATACGTTAGATAGTATAAACTTTGATGGAATCGGTAAGGATATGGCATCTATTGCTGATCCCGTAATCCAAAAATATTCAGATTTACTAGGATTAGTAAGGAGGGTTGCAGAAGAGCAAAGAAGCCAAGCTTTGCAAACCATCTTAGAGGATATCGCTCCAGAGGAAAGCCTTATGCAAGCGCAGTCTGATATGCTTAAAAGGCTTCAGACTGATCTTGCGAATAATGTAACTCTTACTAAAGCGCAAAACACGATTTATGACCATTTAGTAGCTACCATTGATGGCAGAGTGACGGCTGAGCGAATTATTCTTGGAATCCAAGGGAAAACGAGGCAAGAGGCCGCTGAAAGTTTACAGAATGCAATTAGTAAACTTGACGCTGAAAAATTGCTTACTCCTGAGCTAGAAAAGCAATTAGACACTTTCGCCAGACAGCAGGGATTGCTAGGTGTGATCAAGTCGGAAGTCAGCGCCGCCAAGGATGAGGCGTCTAAGACATCAGATGCATACAGAGATATATTGGGCAGCACATATGGGCTTATTCAGGCTGAAGAGGCGATAAAGCAGCTTTACATTGAGAAAAATGGAGCCATAGATAAGACTGCCGCAAACTACGTTGACGTATTGGGCAGCGAGCAAGGTCTGGCACAAGCAGTGGCCGCAACCAATCAAATCTATGCAGCTAGATTAAAGGCGAGGCAATCGGAAGTACAAGCCGCCAGAAACGCATTTATCGTGGAGGCTTCTGTGACGGTTGCGGAAACAGAAAGGGCAAAAGCAATAAAAGCAATGCAAGACGCTTACGCTGAGCTAACCTCTGGTCAAGATGAAGCGAATACCAAAACGAAGGAAACCGCCAAGATCATCAAGACTGAGTTAAGCCCAGAGCTTATGCGGATCAAGGACGCAGCAGAGATGGTGGGCAGTTCATTTGAGAACGCTATGATGTCTATGGTAGATGGCACTATGACAGCCGAAAACGCATTTAAATCAATGGCAAGCAATATCATAGCTGAGCTTTATCGTATTTATGTAGTCAAACAGATTACGGGATTTATTTCTAGTGCTATTGGCCTCATGGGTGGGCCTAATCCGTTTGCGTTTAAGGCTATAGGTGGGCCTGTTCAATCAGACAAGCCTTATGTTGTTGGTGAGCGTGGGCCGGAAATGTTTGTGCCATCACGCTCAGGGTCAATCGTGCCGAATAACAAGCTTGGCGGCGGTGGTGGCGTAGTTGTCAATCAAGTCATCAATGTTAGCACAGGCGTACAACAAACTGTACGTGCTGAGATTAAGCAGCTAATGCCACAGATAGCAGACAGCGCTAAGGCCGCTGTAGTAGACGCCAAGCGGCGTGGTGGATCATATGGAAAGGCGTTTGCATAATGGCTATTAGTTATCCCTTGGCTCTGCCTACGCATACGGGCATCATGAACGTTGAACTAACAGCGGTAAACGCTGTTGCCTACAGCATGAGTCCTTTTACCTTCGCTGGCCAAGCTCACGCTTATTCAGGTCAAACATGGCAGGCAGATATATCATTGCCAGCCATGAAGCGTGAGGATGCAGAGAAGTGGATTGCGTTTCTTGTTAGCCTTCGCGGTCAATTTGGCACATTCTTGTTGAATGACCCGTCAGGAACATCACCTCGCGGAACAGCGACTACAGTCAGAATCACAGGCTCTACTAATGCCAGCAGCGTATCAACAACGATGTCAGGAACTTTGCTTGCTGGCGATTACATCCAGCTTGGTTCTGGATTGGACGCAAGACTACACAAGGTCTTGCAGGATCAAAGCGGTTCTGGAACGTTGGAGATATGGCCTGCGCTTAGAGCGAACCAGTCAAACGCACTTGCAGACTTGACCAGCGCTGCTGGCCTTTTCCGCTTGTCATCAAATCAGCAATCTTGGTCAGTCAACGAAGCCAGCATATACGGGATTACGTTTGGCGCGATGGAGGCACTATGACCAGAAACACACCACAAGCCTTACTAAATTTATTAGACGACCCACAAGTCCAACCGTTTTACGCAGTTGATATGAATTTTACCAGCGCTCCAGTTCGCTTTTGGACGGGATACGGCGACAGGACGATAAACGGAGATACCTACCTTGGCAGCGGCAATCTGTTGTCAATCACTGGCCTAGATGAAGTCAATGACCTATCAGCAAAAAGTATTACCTTGCAGTTGTCTGGCGTGCCTGCCTCGCTGGTTTCTTTGGCGTTGCAAGAACCGTATCAAAACCGTGAGTGCAAAGTCTACTTTGGGGCCACTGATATTACCAATCCTCAAACGTTCAACGAGATTGAAGTATTCAGTGGCTTAATGAATGTTATGACTATTGAAGACAGCGGTGAAACCAGCGTTATATCTCTGACCGTTGAAAGCAAACTGATCCGATTGGAGAAGTCATCTAATTGGCGCTACACAGAGGGAAGCCAAAAAGCGCGTTACTCTAGTGATACTTTCTTTAATTATGTTTCTGACTTGCAGGACAAAACTTTAGTCTGGGGCCGCACGGTCGAGGATGATTGATGGCGGCTAGAGAGAGGCTTAACGGTTACTTAAATGCCATGAGGGGTAAGCCTTTTTCATGGGGTCAGCATGATTGCCTAACTTTTACCAATGACGCCTATAAAGCGATGTATGGCTCTGGGTGGGCCGATGATTGGCTTGGTCGTTACATGGAGGGCAGCAGAGTTTTTCGCCGCAAAGAGCTAATAAAAGAATTTGGCTACACTGATTTTAACAAAGCAGTTGATGACAGGTTGCAGCGCGTTGACAGCATCCCGCCGCTTGGGGCGCTAGTCACTACCAAGAATGCTCGCAAGTGGGTTACTGGAGTTGCTATGGGTGTTTGCACGGGAACCAAGTGCGCTTTCTTGGATAAGGTGGGTGTGATATATCTATCATTAGATAACATTGATGCGGCGTGGGTTAAGGCATGAGTAAATACAAGCTAGGCGATTACACAGTCCAAAACTGGAATGACTGGGATAGGGTTCCGCGCGATCCACTTACGATTGGCGGGTTTATATTGCAGACTGTTGCGCCGGGCTTTGTCGCTGGGCTATCGGGCGCAGTAGCATACGGCTTAGCGTATGCAGTTGGCTTTGTTGCAATTACAGTGGCAACGTCATGGGCGTTATCCGCTTTAGCGCCAAAACCGCCAACACCTTTGCAGGGTACTTTGGTAAATGCGCGAGAGGCTACAGCTTCCGCTGATTTCGTTTATGGTGAAGTGCGCAAGGGTGGCACAGTTACTTTCTATGAATCAACAGGCGATAAGAACAAGTTTCTTCATCAGATAATTGTTTTGGCGGCGCATGAAGTTCAGCAGATTGGCGATATTTACATTAACGATGAAATCGTAACTATCGACAGCAATGACTTTGTTACTGGGAATACTTGGGAAAGCAAAATCCGAATACAGAAGTTTGACGGGAGTCAAACGCAGGCACCAGCAGATTTGCTATCAGAGTCGGAGCTAACAGGTTCAAACGCGCTTACATCTGACTTCATTGGTAATGACATTGCCTATCTTTATGTGCGCTATGAGTATGACAAAGATGTGTTTGCTAATGGCGTTCCCTTAGTCACAGCGGTTGTGCAAGGTAAAAAGGTTTACGATCCGCGTACATCTGCAACTGCATATAGCAATAACGCAGCCCTTTGCATTCGTGACTTTATTACTAGCGAATACGGTTTAAATGACAGCGCCATTGATGACATTGTGTTTGAGGCTGCTGCTAACGAAAGCGATGAGAATGTAACTCTGAGCGGAGGTGGTACAGAAAAACGATACACTATAAACGGCATTGTTAAATCTAGTCAGTCAATTGGTGACGTTTTAGGGCAAATGTCTACAGCTTGCGCTGGTACGTTGTTTTGGGGTTCTGGTTATTGGAAACTCAAGGTTGGCGCTTATAGCTCGCCAGTAAAGACTTTAACGCTTAATGATCTGCGCAGTGAAATCAGCATTAGCACTAGAACAAGTATGCGCGATAGTTTCAACGGCGTTACCGGCACATTTAACGATGCATCCGCAGACTTTATCACCGCTGACTTCCCTGCCATTAAAAGTAGCGTATTTAAAGCAGAAGATGGCGGCGATGAGCTTTTGCTTGATTTGCCATTGCCATTTACAACTAGCGCGGCGACAGCGCAGCGCATTGCCAAATTGACGCTGTATCGCGCCCGCGAGCAAATGAGCATTAGCGCTGACTTTGGCCTTGAGGCGTTCAATGTTGAGGTAGGCGACATTATTGCCTTTACAAATGAGCGTTATGGCTTTGATGAGAAAGAGTTTGAGGTTTTAGGTTGGAAGTTCGCAAGCAATCAAGATGCTGGCGATCTTCGCATTACTTTAACGCTGCAAGAAACATCTTCCTCTGCGTTTGATTGGAATGCAGAAGAGCAAGCCATTATTGATAACAATACAAACTTGCCAAGCCCAGCAGGGGGTTTGACTGTTACCAACGTGGCAGTTGCGGATAAAGGTGGCATCCAAAAAGACGGAACCTTTGTTGGCCAAGCTCTTGTGACTTGGACAAAAGCGACAAACTCATTTATCGAAAACTATGGTGTTGAGTGGAAAGACGTTGATGAAACTGTTTATCAAACGGCGCAATCTGATGGCGCAGATAACTCTATCATAATTAGCCCGCTAGAAACTGGCACACAGTACAACGTGCGCGTCAGGGCTATAACTGCAAGCGGAGTAAGTGGCACTTATGCTTCTGCAACACCATATACGCATGGTGGAGACACAACCGCGCCATCACCTGTTACCAGTTTAAGCGCTGTTGGCGGGCCTAAGAATGTCACACTTGATTGGACTGCGCCGACAACAGACAGCGATGCCTCTACCTTATATGACCTCAAGGGTTACAACGTATATCGCAATACCTCTAACAGCGAACCCGCATCACCTGCTGCATTCTCAGGCTCTGACAAGTTTGTTGATGGTGGCTTGGCCGCAAGCACAGCCTATTATTATTGGATTAAGGCTGTAGACTATAGCGGAAACGAAAGCACATCTGTCGCCTCTGGTTCAGTCACAACTGATGCGGCTATCGTTCCTACGGACACACGCATTTACACTGGTGTGGTTTATTATCAAATACTACAGCAGGCGCAACCGTCTACTCCAAGCGCAACGAGCTTTAATGAAAGCACTCTTGCGTTAGGTGGTCTTACGTCAGATTGGTCTGAAAGCCAGCCAAGCGTTGAAATTAGCAGCTTGTCAATTAAGGAGTGGTCATCGAAGTACAAAGTAGAGTTTGACGCTCAGAATAATTCTACGATTACCTTTGCCGCAGCTAATGGCGCATTTCAGGTAACGGATGATTTAGAAAGTGACAACTATGTTGCTAACACTTCTGGCTGGAAGTTAGAGCGCGACACAGGTGACATTGAAGTAAACTCTGGTTTGTTTCGCGGCAACATTACGGTGCGCGGTG